ATGTCGAAATTAAAGTCGTTTAAATTATTTAGATTATTAAAAGAAGAATATTTCTCTATTAATGTTAGACATAAAAAATCTTATGTAGATACTAAAATTTTCTGGGAACATATTGTCCCAGGAAATTTTAGTCTTTTTGAATGCTTGAATTTTTATAAATCAATGTTTGAACGGGATGATCTTAATAATAAAGGAATTAGATTTATTGTTGTGATGGATTTTAGAACAGCTGAAGCTAAATGCTTTATTTTAATTTGGACTCAAGAAATATTACATAATGAAGTTCTTCAAACATTAGATAATAATAGTCAAATTATTAATCCTTTGTTTGATAAAAAAGGATATAAATTTTATAGAGCATATATGGATTTATCTATTAAAAATGAAAAACCCTTAGGCTATTTTGTATTTCCTGGAACATTATTAAAAGGTAGTTCTAAAATAGTTTCGAATTTTTCAGCTGTAGTTATTAATCAAATGAATAATGAAATCATAGAACAATCAAAAAATAAATATGATTTAAGGAAAATATTAAAATATTATCCAATGGATTATAAATCATATTAAAGGGAGATTAAATTATGCTTAAGAATTTTAAAGAGTTTATTTTAGAAAGATTTTTTTCATTTAAAAGTTTACCTGTATCAATTGGAAATAAACCTCCAGTAAAAAAACCATTTATTGCAGATGTATTTAAATTTGAAGATAAATTTATAGATTTTAAAAGAGTATGTAATAAAAATTTAAATGATATTAAAATTAATGATGTTAAAGCTACATCAATTAGATTTTTAATGATTTTTGATTTTAATAAAAAAGAAATATTTACTATATCTTGGCCAAGTGATGTTATACATACATATTTTATGAGATCAATAAATGAATTAATTAAAACAAATTATTCTTTAATAGATGAAATTCCAAAATATAATTATTTAGATTTATATAATAATGCTACTAATAAAAAATATGGAACTATTTTATTATTTCCTGGAGTGTTTGATGGTAAAACATTTTCATCAAGTATAGATTATGAATCATTTAATTTAAAATTAGAAGAATTATCAAAATCATTTACTAACAAAATTACATTAATTAATGTATTAAATATATCAAATATAAATGATATTAAATCATCCGGGTAAACTTTTTAATAAAGAGGTATAAATGCTTTCAGACAAGTGGATTAATTATTTTTCAAAAGTTGCTCAAGAAACTGCTACATTATCATATGCTAAAAAATTACAAGTTGGTTGCGTAATTGTAAGAGATAAAAGAATTATTTTATGCGGATACAATGGAACTGCCGAAGGATTTCCTAATGAATGCGAAGATAAATTCGGTGATACTTTATCTAATGTCTTTCATGCAGAAGAAAATGCTATTCTTTATGCATCTAAAATGGGAATATCATTAAAGGATTCTCAAATCTTTATTAATTATAGTCCATGTATTCATTGTGCTAAAATGATTTTTGCATCAGGTATTAAAGAAGTATATTATAATTATTGTTATAGAAATACAGCAGGTTTAAATTTCTTAAAAAATGTAAATATAGATTGTTATAAAATTTAAAAGAAGGATTAATTGATAAATGATAAATTCTACTCCATATACTAGAAGTGAAGTATATAATAAAACTTTAGAATATTTTAATGGGGACTCATTAGCAACAGATGTTTGGATTAACAAATATGCTTTAAAAGATCATGAAGGTAATTTATATGAATTAACTCCAGATGATATGCATCGTAGAATTGCAAAAGAGTTTGCTCGTATAGAAGATACTTATAGTTCAAATGAAAAATTAACGGAAGAAGATGTATATAATTTAATAAAAGATTTTAGATTTATTATTCCTCAAGGTAGTCCAATGGCAGGAATAGGAAACGATTATCAAACAACCAGTTTAGGTAATTGTTTTGTTGTTGGAAATGATTCAGATTCTTATGGTGGTATTTTAAAAACAGATCAAGAAATGGTTCATTTAATGAAACGAAGAGGAGGTGTTGGAGTAGATATCTCTCATATACGACCAAAAGGATGTGCTGTAAATAATGCTGCAATTGCTTCTACGGGTGTTGTTCCTTTTATGGAACGATATTCTAATACAACTAGAGAAGTTGCACAAGATGGACGTCGTGGAGCTTTGATGATATCTATCGATATTAAGCACCCCGATGTAGAAGATTTTATTGATGCTAAATTAGAATTAAAAAAAGTTACTGGGGCTAATATTTCTGTAAAAATTACTAATGAATTTTTGAATTGTGTATTAGATGATACAATGTTTATTCAGCAATTTCCAATTGATTCAGATACACCAATCATTAGAAAGGAAATTAATGCTAAGAAATTATGGAAGAAATTTATTCATAATGCTTGGAAGTCTGCTGAACCTGGAATGTTTTTTTGGGATACTATTATTTCAGAATCCCCAGCTGATTGCTATAGTGATCAAGGATTTAAGACAATCACAACCAATCCCTGCTTAGTTGGAGAGACTAAAATAGCTTTAGCTGATGGAAGAAAAAATATTTCTATTAAGCAATTAGCAGAAGAAGGTTTAGATGTTCCTGTATATTGTATTAGTGATAATGGAGAATTAAAAATCCGAACAATGAGACATCCTAGAATTACAGGATATAATCAGAAAATATTAAAAGTGACTATTGAAAATGGACATACAATTAGATGCACAGAAAATCATAAATTCAGATTGAAAAATGGTTCTTATTGTGAAGCTAAAGATTTAAAAAATGGAATGAGTTTGGAGATGTTGTCAAAAACATTTAATAAAAAGGATTATATAGATTTAAATTATAATAATACATCTAATAGAGAACATAGATTTATTTTTGAACAAGTAAACAATATTAAAATTGAAGATGATTATATCATTCATCATATTGATTATAATACATCTAATAATCATATTAGTAATTTACAATATCTAAGTAAAAAAGATCATGATAAATTACATAGTCAAGATATGATTGGAAAAAATAATCCCTATTATAAATTAACTGATGAACAAAAATTTAATTTTGCTAGTCATAAAGGAAATTCTAACGGAAGATATATTAATATTTCTAATGATGAAATAATTCAAAATATTATTAATTTAACTAAAAAATTAGGACGAAGAGTTTCATCAAATGAATGGAGTAAATATGCAATTGAAAATAATTTACCCATTACATTGTCTAAATATAGACAATCTGATTTAGGTAATTTTAAAAAATTAGCATCATCTATTTGTAAAAATCTAAATATTATGCCTGAAGAATATATTCATTATGATACTAGAACATTGAGATGCTATAATGAAAGTATTAATCAAGGATATAATACTAAAATTATTAATAAAAAAGTTATGGTAGAAAAAAAATGTGAACATTGTGGAACTTTATTTTGGACTTCATTCTTTAATAGAGAAGTATCTTTTTGTTCTTCACTTTGTTCTAATCATCATAAAAATAAATTTACAAATTATGATGATTTAAAAACTCAAGCTGATAATTATAATCATAAAATTATATCTGTAGAAGCAGATGGCTTTGCAGATGTATATAATGGCACAGTTGATGAATTTCATAATTTCTTTTTTGGAGAATTTGAAGAAATTGGTAAAACAGGATTTAAAAAACTTAGATATTTTAATGGATTAAATTGTGGAGAAATTCCATTAAGTATTGCAGACTCTTGTCGTTTATTATGCATTAATTTATATTCATATGTTAAAGATCCATTCACAAAAAATGCTCATTTTGATTTTGCTTTATTTGAATATCATGTAAGAATTGCTCAAAAATTAATGGATGATATTGTTGATTTAGAATCAGAAAAAATTCAAACAATTATTCAAAAAGTTTTAAAAGATCCTGAGTCTCAAGAAATTAAACAAATTGAATTAGATCTTTGGAGAAAAATTCAAGTAACATTAGAGACAGGTAGACGAACAGGATTGGGTATTACAGCAGAAGCTGATATGCTTGCAGCTTTAGGATTTACTTATGGAACAGAACAAGCAACATCTTTTGCAGAATCTGTTCATAAAGTATTAGCTATTAATTCTTTTAAATCTTCTGTAAAAATGGCTAAAGAAAGAGGCTGTTTTAGAATTTGGGATTATAATAAAGAAAAACATAATCCATTTTTAAATAGAATTTTAGATGAATTAGAATTAGATGAAATTGATGAATATAAACAATATGGTCGTAGAAATATTTCAGAAACAACTCTAGCTCCAACAGGTTCAATTTCAATTTTATCACAAACATCTTCTGGTGTTGAGCCAGTGTTTATGCTCTATCATACCAGACGTAGAAAAATTAATCCAAATGATAAATCAACTAAAGTAGATTTTATTGATGAGTTAGGAGATCATTGGGAAGAGTATAATATTGTTCATCCTAAATTTAAAGATTGGGCTTTTGTTAATGGTCATGCTAATATTCTAAATTATTCTAAACATCAAATTGAAGATGCAATTAAACAATCTCCGTATTATAAAGCTACAGCAAATGAAATTGATTGGGTAGAAAAAGTTAAAATGATTGGAGCAATTCAAAAATGGATTTCTCATTCAATTTCAAATACATTAAACCTTCCAGAGAATGTTACAGAAGAATTAGTTTCAGAAGTCTTTATGAATGGATGGAAATATGGTTGTAAAGGATTAACTATTTATCGTGATAAATCTCGTTCTGGTGTTCTAGTAGATCTTCCTGAAAATAAAATTAATGTTTTTAAAGAAAATCATGCTCCTAAACGTCCAAAAAATTTACCGTCAGATGTAATTCGTTTTGTAAATAAAGGAGAAAAATGGATTGGATTCTTGGGGTTATTGGACAATCGTCCGTTTGAAATTTTTACAGGTCCTGCTGATCAAGTTCCAATTCCAGTATATATTACTTTTGGAGAAATTGTTAAAGATAAAAATGAAAATGGAAATAATCTCTATAATTTTAAATATATTGATAAAGATGGATTTGTTCAAGAATTCAAAGGTTTATCTAGAGCATTTAATAGAGAATATTGGAATACAGGAAAAATGATTTCTGCTATTCTAAGACACGGTATGCCTATTGCTAATGTAATTCAATTAATTGATTCCTTAGATATTGAAGGAAAAGAATCATTGACTAATTGGGTAAATGGTGTTAAACGAATGCTTAAAAAATATATTCAGGATGGTACAAAAACGAAAGATTTATGTCCGGAATGTAAAGATAGATTAATTTTCATTTCAGGATGTAACCAATGTCAAAATTGTGGGTATAGTAAATGTTCATAATTATGTAACTTTTTGTTACATAAAAATAACGAAGTTCCTTAAAGGTTAACATCCTCCAAGAATTAAAGTATACTATGTCTTGAAAGTTAGGAACCACATAGTGTAACATTTTTAATTCTTGGAGGATTTATGTTTACTGAAAAAGTTCCTTTTGATGTTACTGTTAAAGTTGATTTACGCAATGAAGAAAAATTTAATAAATTTATTTCTAAATTACAGGCGATTGCGGTTAAATTGAATGTACCAAAATTAGAAGTTAAAAAACAATACACGATTACTGAATATCGCGTTAAAATTGAAAATAAGAAAAAGTTTATTATTGAAAGAAATTATAAAGTTTATTAGCTATATATGGTATGGAAAAGAAAGAAAAAGTTGAAGCGAATAAAAAAGAATCTAAATGGTTAGGATATGAAAAGGAACGAGTTACAATTAAAAATGTGACTATTGAACGTTTGCATGAATTTTATTCAGATTATGGTGTTTCTTGGATGCATTGCGGATTTGATGAAAATGGTAATCAGATAATGTTTTATAATCCTCATCGGTTAGTTGATGAAAAAGGTGAAGTGATTGAAACATTAGTTGGTACAATTAAGAAACGAAATGAATTTAAAGAAATTAAGCAGACGGTACTTACGAGAGTAAAAGTAAAATAAATAAAAATCCCCTTTCGGGGATTTTTATTATAAATAATATTTAAATTAAAGGAGATATATAATAATGAACTATAGAGAATTTTTTGTAAATAATTTATCTGAATCTGTTAAAAATTTTAAAAAACCTGTTGAAATAGAATTTGGTTCTACAAAATTTGAATTAATGATGACTTGGATGAATTCATTACATAGTAAAATTGTAATGATTTCTCCTCAATTAACAAATAGCACTATACAGCAAAAAAATAATACTTTAAAAACCAAGCAACCCAATATTACTAAATGGTGGGGATATTCTAGTCATTTAATTTCTAATGAACTTAAACATGAACCTAAAGTAAAGAAAGGTTTAATTACAACATTAGTTAATAATATTCTTTCAAGATTTGCTTATATTGATGTATGTATTATTCCTTATGCTCCCAATATTCAAGATGTAATGAATGTTGTAGAAAAAAAATTAAAAAGTAGATATGTTTTTCTGGATACAAAAACAGATAGATTTTATAGCAATTTATCATTTTTATTATTAGTAAGAAGAGGTTTATTATTAATTGATTTATTAGGATATATTGGCGAAAAAGCATTTGTTGATATTGGTAATCATTTTAATAAAAAAGTTATTTTCAAAGATATAATTATAAAAGTAAATTCTTTACCAAATAGTATGATGAATGAAAAGGTGCTAAAAGATTTTATTTTATTTTTATTAGACTATATTAATACTGATAATGATATTAAAGTTTCAGAAGAAGAATTAGTTAAAAAATTATTTTGTGATTTTAAACCATTACATATTTTATTTGATAATAAAGATAAAGAATTATCTAAACAAGATAATGAAGAAATTAAAAAAAATCATTTTTCTAATTTAACAAATCTTGATGGTGATGAAGATTATGATGATAAGTTAAATGATATTATTATTAAAACTCCAGAAACTCATAAAACTCCTAAATCAAAAAAATATGAGGATGATGATGATTCTGATGATGAGGATAATGAAAAAGATAAATTAGTAGATGAACCAGATAATTCTGATGATGAAAATAATGTTGAATTTTATGAAAATAAAGTAAATTTTGTTGAATATTATAAAGGTGCAAATTATTTATCAAATGAATATAATGAACCTTTAGATACTTATATAAATGAGTATAATAATATTATTACAGATTTAGTATATGATTCAGAAAAGCTAGAAGATGCAATTGGTTATTATACAGAAGATTCATCTTATATAAATCAATGCTTGGGAACAAAATATGTTGAAAAAATTTTATTAAAAGATAGTAGAATAAATTTTTATGATACTTCTTTTAAACCTAAAAAAGGTTTAAAATTAAATATTTCAAGAAAAGAATTTGAGTATATTTTAAAACTTTCATATATAATAGAAGAAATTTATCCTGAGATATCACAATTAATTAAATTAACCTTTAATAAAAAATTACAATTTGAACATAATTTAGTATTATTTAGAGGTATACCTATAAAAAATAGTGGCCTATATAGGTCTGATATATGGTTAAGAAAAGATTATTTTCTAGATGATAAAACTAATTTAGCAGATGATGATACAGGATTATTTCAAGAGGAAATGTATCTTCAAGTTAAAAAAAATAAATCTAAAACTCTTTCTGATTTTTATAAGATTGATAAAGAAAATGAATATCATTCATCGGAAACATTTTTTTCAACATCATTAAGTTTTGATATTGCTAGTGATTTTGGATCTACAGCTAAAGCTGGTCATTTAATTATAATAAATGCTATAAATTCTCCGAGTATAATGTTTGGAGATTTGTCTGCTGTTGCTTCAGAACTTGAAGTTTTATTGCCACCAAATGCTAAATTAAAGTTAGATAGAGTGGAATATTTATCAGATGTTAATTTTAAAAAAATATCAATTAGTTTTAATAAACCACCAAGTAAATATTCATTATGTTTCTTTTTAACATATGATACAGGTTTCAAAGATACATCAAAAGAATTATTAGATGAATTAAAGAAAAGAAAATTATTTTGGAATAACATTAATAAATTTATGAAAATTTCGAATGTAGATGATTATAAATAAAAGAAACATTTTAATTTAAATTAAGGAAACAAAATGAAAAATTATAAAGAATTTTTAGAAATGATTAAAGACGAAGAAACAGATAGTGTTGTAGAAAAAGATGATACATCTGATTTAAATGATGAAGAAGTTAAAGATGAAATCACTGATGAACCAGAAACATCTGATGAAGAAAATAAAGATGAAGCAACTGATATTGATGAAGAGCCAGATGATGATAGTGATGATGAACCATTAATTGATGATAGTGATGAAGAAGATAAGAAAGATGATAAGGATGATTCTGACGAGTCGGATGATACAGAGGAGTCAAAAAAAAAGATTAATTTAGAGAGTAGAAATAAAATTATCAATAGTGATGATAGTATCAATGCTTCCTTTGGATCAAGATAAATGAAATACATAGATTATTATAAGTATAATTTAAAAAAAAATCTAAAGGAAGCATTAGATCCTGCATTAATTGATATAGGTGATAATAAATTTAAATTAATGCTATATTGGTTAAAATCTCCATTAAAAAGTCTTGCTGTAATTTCTCCAGTAATAGCTAACTCTACAGATATTCAAAAAAATAGATCTGTATTACCTAATAATTTAACACTTAAATTTTGGGCTGTTGCTGAAAATTTTATTTCAAAAACATTATTAAAAGATTCAAATAAAATAAAGAATTTTATTTATACACTCAAAAAAATTATATTTAAAAATTATTCTAAAATTGATTGTGTAATTATTCCTTATTTTCCAAATTTAGAAAAAATAATAATGCTTGAAGCAAAAGCATTAATTGGTCGTTATGTTATAAAAACAACAAAAAATGATTTAGGATTTGCTAAATTAACTTTTTTAATTGGGTTTAAAAAAGGTTTACCTGTAAATAGATTATTACATATTATTGGTGTTGAACATTTAAAAAAGATTTGTGAACAATATAATATAAAAGATATTCCCGATGATATTATTTCATCATTAATATCATCTTTTGGAGATATTAAAAATATTAATTCACTTGCTGATATTGACGCTATTATAAAATCATTACAAACATTTTATACTGCAAATGATACCGAGCCTGATGCTGAATTATTATTATATAATTTATTAATTAAATTTAATCCTAATAAACCAATTGATTTAGAAAATGATGTAGTAGATACAACATCTGAAGAAGAAATTTCAACAGATGAAAATCCTGATGATAATACAGAAGAAAATAAAAAGGTATAAAAAATGATTCCAATTTTTAATAAAGCTGCTTTAGATAAACAACGTAAACAAAATATTAATCAAAGTTTAAATCAAATTGCATATATTCACAAAGATTGCAGAGATTATTTGAGATTATTTCAAGCAGATGAGATTCCAATTTTATCTACTAATGACCGTAGGAGTTTTCAATTTATTACTCAGGAAAAATTAGATGCTGATTTACCATTGAAATTTAAAGATAAACGATATGAAATTCTATCTTTAGATCCTAAAGGTAAATATGTTGCATTTCCAAAAGACCCCTTTACTATATTTTGGAATATAAAAAATAAAACACTTGACAATTTAAATGAGTCTTGTTATAATAGTTATATTGATAATAAGTTATTTGAAGCTAAAGAACAATTTGCATCTATAATGATATTTACTTCAAAAATTTATTTTATTGAAATGTCTATGTTTCATGCTCTTGAAACAAAGTTTAAAACAATGTACCTTGGATAACATATGATCTTAAAAAAAGATATTAGATTTGAAAAACCTGATACATTAGAAACTAGATTTTATGTTAATAATAAAATATTAAAAGAGTTATTAGATAAATATAAAACCACTGGAGTTATTTCTGATGAATTAGGAAAATGTTTTTTATTGATTGCTAAGAAATTAGCAACAGCATCTAATTTCAGAGGTTATACTTATGTAGATGATTTTGTTCAAGAAGGAGTAGAATGCTGCTTAAAATATATTCATAATTATGATCCAGCTAAAGGTTCTAATCCTTTTGGATACTTTACACAAATTATGAAATTTGCTTTTGTTAATAAAATTAAGCAAGAAGGTAATTATCAAAAAATTAAAAAGAAAGCTCAAGAATATGATGAAGAAGGATATTTAATTGAATCTAATACGGTAAATAAAGATTTCATTTTAGATAATACTTATGATAAAAAAGTAGAACATATTACAGTTGAAACTCCTGAAATCAATTATTTTTATTAAAGGAAATTTTAAATGAAAATTCGTGTAAGTGAAATTTTCAAGAGTATCCAAGGTGAATCTATATATGTTGGAGCTCCTTCTATTTTTGTAAGATTTTTTGGATGTAACCTTCGGTGTCCTCATTTTGGATTAAAAAATCAAAAATTAGGTACACCCAATCAAGAAGTTCAAACAATAATTAGTAATCTTCCTTTATATAAGACATTATATGATTTACCTTTAGTTAATTCTGGATGTGATTCTTTTTATTCTGTATATCCAGAGTTTAAATCATTTTCAGAAGATTATAATGAAGATGATTTAATTTATAAAATTAAAACTCTAGTAGATGGTACAATGAGAAAACCTCATATTGTATTTACTGGAGGTGAACCTTTTTTATGGGCTAAAGCATTAGAGTCAATTATTCCTAGAGTAATTTCTGAATTAGGAATTGAATATATTACATTTGAAACAAATGGGACTCAGATTTTATCTAAAAGATTAATAGATATTTTAAATGAATTTCAAGATGTGGATATTTTATTTTCTGTTTCGCCAAAATTATCTTGTTCAGGCCATATTAAATCAGATACTTTTGTTCCAGAAGCTTTACGATCATATAATGAAGTTAGAGAATCAAAATTAGTTTTAAAATTTGTTTCTGATGGTACAGTTAATAATGAAATTCATTCATTTTTAAAAGAATATTCTCTTAATAATATAAACATTTATGATGTGTTTATTATGCCAGAGGGAGGAACAAATGATATTAAGTATAAAGATAATTGTCAAGCAGTAGCAAAATATTGCTATGATAATGGATTTTCTTATTCACCAAGACTTCAAGTAGATTTATTTGCAAATAAAATTGGAACTTGAATATTAAAATAGTGAGATTCTAAATGAAGATTTGTTTACTTGGAGATACGCATCTAGGTTCTAGAAATAATTGTGAAATTTTCAATAATCATTTTTTAACATTTTTCAATCAAATCTTTTTCCCCTATTTAGAAGAACATCAAATAAAGACTATTATTCATTTAGGGGATCTTGGTGAGTATAGAAAAAATGTAAATACTATGATTCTTGATTCTTGGAATAAAAATATTTTTGAACGATTAAAAGATTATGAATGTTATTTTATTTCAGGCAATCACGATTTATTTTATAGACAATCAAATCAAATAACTTTACAGTCGTCATTAAATTTAGATAAAATATTTGGATTTAATTTAATTACATCTTCTCCAGAAACTATTATTTTAGATAAATTAAAACTTGATTTAATTCCTTGGATTTCTGCATCAAATAGAACTAATATACAAAATCATATATTTAAATCCTCCTCACCTATATTATTATGTCATTTAGAAACATCTGGAGCATTAATGTCTCCAGGACAATTTTGTAAAGAATCTCAAATCAATAATGATATATTAGCTCAATATAATAAAGTATTATCTGGACATTTTCATATGAGGTCTCAAACAGATAATGTTATATATATTGGCAATACATATGATATCATTTGGAGTGATTATGGATATCAAAAAGGTTTTGTTATATTAGATACAGATACATTAGAATTAGAATATATTAATAATCCAAATAATATATTTGAAAAAATAATTTTTGATGAAATAATCAAGTCAAAAGAAATTAATTATGAAATGTTTTCTAAGAAGCATATTAAAGTATATATCACTCATAATTCAAAGAAAGCAAAAGTTGAATCATTTATTACAACATTAGAAAAAGTTAATCCATTATCTGTTATTATTCAAGATTTAGGATTTCAGCAAGTAAATGAAGATAAGCAAGATGTTATAGAATATAATTCAAAAGAAACTATTTTTTATATTCAATCGTATTTAGATAATTTATTTAATAATCAAAAGATGAATTTAAATAAAGATAATTTATTCAATACAATGAATGAAATTTATATTGCAGCACAACAGATGGATTTTTAAATGATAACATTTCATAAATTACGATTAAAAAACTTTCTATCTTATGGCAATACATTTACAGAAATTGAATTATCTAAACATTCTAAAACTCTTTTTCAAGGTGGTAATGGATGCGGAAAGAGTGCAACACATACTGCATTCACATTCTGTTTATTTGGAAAAACTCAACGTAAAGTAAATATTCCTCAATTAGTTAATTCTATTAATGGAAAGGATTGTTTAGTAGAATTAGAATTTAATATTGGGAGTGATAATTTTTTATTACGAAGAGGAATTAAACCTCAAATATTTGAAATTTATAAAAATGATGTATTAATTAATCCAGTATCACAAACAAAAGATTATCAAAAGTTTTTTGAAGAAAATATTTTAAAAACAAATTTTAGAACATTTTCTAATGTAGTAACTATTGGTGGAAAAAATTATGCATCTTTTATGAGTCAATCTAAAGCAGATAGACGGAAAATGATTGAGTCTCTTTTAGATATTGATATATTTTCTTCTATGAATCAAATTGCTAAAACTAAATCTTTAGATCTTCAAGAGCAATTAAAAAATAAAAAATATGATATTCAATGTATAACTAATGAAATAAGTTTTTTAAAATCTTCTCTTGAGAAAACAATTAACTTTTCAAAAAATTCTCAACATGAAAATGATAAAAAGATTTTAGAATTTCAAGATAAACTTTCTAATATTAATATTAAAATAGATGAATTAGATTTATCATTGAATAAAATTTATGAAACTCAAGGAACGGATTTAGAAAATTTACAAAAAACAATTAAACAAAAGAAAGATAAAATAGAAATAAATCGTCAATTATGTAAAAATAAAATATCTTCAATTACTAAAGAACAACAATTTTTTGAAAAAAACGAAACTTGTCCTTCTTGTCATCAAGACATTTCATTAAAAATAAAAGATGAATTTTTAATAGAAAAAAATGTAGAATTAAATAAAATAATTGATTATCAAAATTCCTTAGATAAAAAGAATATAGAATGTTCTTCTATATTGAATGAAATTAATTCTACAATAAACACTATTAATAATTTATTATCAGAAAAGAATAATTTATTACAATTAAAGAAAAATTATTTATCTATTATTTCAGATTTTCAAAATAAAGATAACTCGTCTAAAATTTCTGATAATGAAATTATTTTATTAGAAAAAGAAATATCTGAAAAATTAGAACAATTATTAGAGTTAAAAAATCAAGCTGAAAAACTTAGAGAAGAAAATGATTATGTAGATTTTTGTCAAATTTTATTAAAAGATGATGGAATTAAAACTCTAATTATTAAAGAATATTTACCTAAGATAAATAGTTGCTTAAATAACTTTTTAGAACGATTAGATTTATTCATTGACTTTCAATTTGATGAACACTTTAATGAAATAATTAGAGCAAGACATAGAGATTCTTTTTCTTATGAATCATTTTCAGACGGACAAAAAATGAAAATTGATTTATGTTTATTATTTACTTGGAGAGAAATTGCTAAGTTAAAAAATTCATTAAATACTAATATACTATTTTGTGACGAATTATTAGATCAATCTCTAGATCCAGTTTCAACAGAATTAGCTATAAAATTATTAGATACACTTCCTACGGAAATTTGCTGTTTTATTATTTCTCATAAAGTAGATCTTTTTGATAAAATGGATAGAGTATTAAAGGTTGAATTAGTTAATAATTTTTCAACTATAACAGATAATTAGGAATATACATGGATAAAAATTTAATTGAATTAATTATTGATAAAGCAAAAGAAGCAAATATAGATCCTTCATACCTATTAGCCATGGCTAAAATAGAAAGTAATTTTAATCCTAATGCCAGAAATCCATCTGGAGCTAAAGGACTTTATCAATTTATGCCAAGTACAGCTAAACATTATAAATTAACAAATCCTTTTGATGCAGAAGCATCTATAAATGCTGTTATTAAATTTACTAAAGATAATGCATCATATTTAAAATCAAAAGGAGTATCACCTTTTGGATCTAATTTATATTTAACTCATCAACAAGGTATTGGAGGTGCTGTAGAAATTATTAAAGCAGCAGCATCAAATACAGAAGTATCTAAAACTGTTAGAAGAAATATGAATGTTAATGGAGGTATAGGAAAAACTCCAAGGGAATTTTTAAAATTATGGGCTGATAAATATCAAAAAGCTATTTTAGATATTGCACAATATTTACCAGAGTAAAAATATTTCTTGACTTTTAAATAAAAATAGTATATAATAATATTCAGGACTTAACATTTTTGACTGAATTGTTTTCTCAATAAAAAGGTATATAATAAATGACCATTAGTGAAACCGTTAGCGAAACAATTTTAAATCGTTTAGACATAAATAATATTCCATTTTTTGCAAATGATAATATTTCAAAATATATTACAAAAGAAGAAAAAATTGAATTAGAAAAAGAAGTAACAGAAAAAGTAGATAGTTTATTACGATCATTATTAATTGATATTGATAATGATCATAATACTAAAGGTACATCAAAACGAATTGCTAAAATGTTTATTCATGAAACAATGAAAGGACGTTTTGAAGCTCCTCCTAAAATTACAACATTCCCTAATGTTAAAGAATTAGATGAGTTGGTTATTACAAAAGCTAAAGTTAATTCTTTATGCTCACATCATTTTCAAAACATTATTGGAACTGCATATATTGGAATTTTATATGGAGATAAAGTAATGGGATTATCTAAATTCCATCGCATTGTTTCTTATTTTTCTAATAGACCTCAAATTCAAGAAGAATTGGTTGTGCAAATTGCAGACTTTATTGAAGAAATTATTAAACCAAAAGGTTTAGCAATTATTATTAAAGCTGATCATATGTGTGTTCAATGTAGAGGAGTTGAACAAGACTCATTTATGACTACATCTGTTATGAGAGGTGAAATGAGAAATAATGCTTATTTAAAATCTGAATTTCTAAAACTTATTGATCTTTCGGAAAAATAATGCTAAATGCTATTTGTGGACCATCATCATGTGGTAAATCTACATTAATTAATGATTTAAGAATAAATGGATATGGGATTTTATTCAATCAATATGCTAGAGAATTGATGAAAATTAATAATTATACTATTAAGGATTTTCAAAGGGATCCTTCTATTTGTTTTGATTTTCATAAAGATTTATTAGAATATAAATTTAATATTGAAAAACAATATGTAGATTATAATACTACAATATTTACAGAAAGAACTTTTTTAGATATTGCTGTTTATTATATTTTATACGATTATGAAATTCAAAGATGTACATCTGCCAATGCATTAATTGATAAAATCCTTTGCAATAAAAAATTTATTAATTTTATTATTGAAGCATTAAATATGACATTATATACATATGATAAAATTATATATTTAGAAAATATTCCATTTTTAGAAAATGATGGAGTTAGAATAACAAATTTAAATATAGTAAATAAGCAGACGATTATTTTTAATTGGTTCTTTAAAATATTTTCAGCTTTGAAAAGTAAATTAATTATTATTTCAGAAAATGATAGAGAATTACGATTACAACAAATTAGAGGTTTTTTAAAATTTAAAAATGCAAAATGATGAAAAAGAAGTTTCAACAATTCCAACAGTTCAAATAGAGCCATTTATTAAAAATGTTTCTTTAAAATCTAGTATAAATGCTAGGGATCATTCTAGAGAACAAATGATTATTTTAAAAGTTCAATATAATAATACTCAATATTATATTATATATAAAAAATTAGAAGTTCCAATGGGTGATGAAAATAAAACAGATATTACAGCAAAATTTTTAGCACCACCATCTTCAATTTTTGGTATTCAAATTTATATTGCTAAAACTTTAGATAATCTTACTCAATTTATTAATTATGTTAAAATTAAAGATGTAGTTGAAAAGGCATTTAGATTATTAGTTTTAGCTTATCATTCTTCTTATAATGAGTTATCAGAAGAAAATCAATTGTTATATAACGAATCGGATTTTATTACATTACAATCATTTTTATTAAAATTAGGAATTGGTAATGAAATTGATTTTGTGAGTTATTATAATACTTCTATTAAACAATCTGACCCTATTCAATTTCAAAAACAATTACCATCAATTTTTGATAATACAGAAAAATCAACTTTCATTCCTACAGGAACAGAAAAAATTGATTTGAAATCGTCTTTAGATGATTTCATTTTAATGATAGATAAAACAAAATTATCTATTGATAAATTAGAAAAATTACAAGACTATTTGAAACAACAAATGATGCTTCAAAAAATGTCATTTAATGATTTTACTCAATTTTTAAACCCATCACCATCAATTTAATATAGGATTACTTTTAAATTAATTATGTCAAACGAAAATTTTAATATTGATTATTCTGACGAACAAACTCATTTTCAAAGAAAGGTTCTTAATTATAAAAAGAAAGTTAAAAACCCCGAATTAACTAATTTTACTTATAAAAAATCAGAACCCTATAAAAAACCTAAGCAAAAATTATCAATAAATAATTTTTACGAATAATCAATAAATCCCCGGTAACGGGGATTTTTTTTGATAATAATATCTAATTATGAAATAAATAAATACTTTTTAGAAATCTTTTAAAAATAAAAAGAAATTTACAGATTCAGAAATTCATTAAGAATGGATTTTAACAAAAAAGGAGTTTAAAAATATGGCTTATCTATTAAGTCCCGGTGTATTAGCTATCGAAAAAGATTATTCTTTAGTGGTCCCTGCTGTATCTACTACAACTGGTGCAACAGTTATTAGCTCAGAATGGGGACGTTGCGAAGAAGTAGTTTCTTTATTTTCTGAAAACGATATTATCAAGCGTTTTTATAAACCAACAGTTCATCCATCTGATAGTACTCAATCAACTTATCTTGATTTCTTTACTATGTCTAATTTCTTTGTATATGGTAATAATTTAAAGGTTGTTAGATTAGTTGGAGATAATGCAAGAAATGCAAATGTTACATTGACTGGAACTACTCAATCTAATGTAAACGATTTAATTATTAAAAATTTAAAAAGCTTTGAATCTCGTAGAAATTCTGGATTATTATCAGATGTTCTTTTCTCTGCTAAATATCCTTCCGAATTAGGAAATTCTATTGCAGTATCTTTTGCTGATAAATATTCTTTCCCTCATTGGGATTTTAAATCAGGATTTGATTATCCACCAGGTGATGGTGAATTCTCTATGGTGGTTATTGATACTGGTAATAAATGGAATCCAGATGCTTATTTGAATGTATTAGAGAAATTCTCAGGTCTTTCTTTTGTACCAGGTGCTAGAAAATATGATGGTTCTTCTAAATATTATAAGTCCGCAATTAATAACGGTTCAGAATATATTTGGGTTGGAGAAAAAGATATTTCTGCTGGAGTTACCGGAAAAGGAATTTCCCATCCTGTAACTATTTCTGATTATTCTATTGCCACAGTTAAAGCATTGATTACTGGTTCAACTAGAACATTAACTTATACTCCTAGTGGTGGAAGTGTTTCTTCTGTAATTAACTCTTTATGGAGTATTTCTGGAACAAATCTTATTTTGAAACCTGAAGTTGTTACTGCTACTTCTGGTAATGTTATTTTAACACAAACAAAAGAATATGATTTTACAATTCTTGAAGCTGATTTAGAGAATTTAGGAACACCAATCGATGTTGTGGTTGATACTACTTCTCAAATTGATGTTATTACAGGTGATAATTTTGTTGTAACCTTTATGGGAGATACAGCAAGTTCTGCTGTGGTTATTGATCCTTCTGATTATGTTGTAGACTTAACTGCTGATACATTTACTATTGCAGCAGGAACTCTAACTGAAGGTGGTGTTATTACTATTGCTGTTTCTAGAGCAGATACTCTTGCAGTTACTGGTTTAGTTTATGAAATTACTTTAGCTAATACTACTCTTTCCGAGTATCAAAATATTGATGTTACTTATGATCGTCAAGTAGTTGGTATTCATAAAGTTCTAAAATCTACTGATTTTACTAGAAATAATACTCTAAATAAAATTGTAATTAAACCTGGAATTATTACTACTGTTATTGGTGGAGCAAATACTGTAACGGTTAAACTTTCAAAAGATCCAAATCCTCAGAAAGTTAATGGTGTTTATACTACAGCAAATGTAAATAATCCTTATTCATATTTAAAATTGGCTGGTGGTGTGTCCGATAATAATATTGGTCAATTGAACGATGATAATACTGCTAATGTTTGTAATGGATTTTGGTTATTTAGAAATTCTAATTCAATTGATATCTCTTTAATAATGATGGGTCAATATAATAACCCTGCTATCGTTAATTGGGTTATCTCTAATGTGGTTGAAATTCGTCAGGATTGCGTATTATTCTATTCACCTAATTTAGATTGTGTATTAGATAATCCAGGTAAGGAATTGGAAGATGTAATTAATCATAAAAATGCAGTTAATTACGACTCTACTTACGCGGTTATGGATTCCGGATGGAAATATCAATATGATCGTTATAATGATCAATTCCATTGGTTGCCTCTAAATCCTGATATCGCTGGTCTATGTGCAAGAACAGATTATACCAACGATCCTTGGTGGTCTCCAGCTGGATTTAATAGAGGTAAAATTGCTAATGTTATTAAATTAGCTTGGAATCCAGGAGCCGAATACGGTGCAGTCGCTCTGTCTGGAACTGGTATCTCAGGAGAAAGAGATGATTTATATCAAGCCTCAATTAATCCTGTTGTTACTTTCCCTGGAGAAGGAACTATCTTATTTGGAGATAAAACAACAACTCTTAAACCTTCAGCATTCTCTAGAATAAATGTTAGACGTCTATTTATCGTTCTTAAGAAAGCTATATCTAAAGCATCTAAATATTTCTTGTTTGAATTCAACGATGAGCAAACTCGGGAGATCTACAAGCTAACAATGTCTCCATTTTTAAGAGATGTAGAAGCTCGTAGAGGAATTCAAAAAGGAGGCTGGAAAATTATTTGTGATGAACAAGTAAACACTCCAGAAGTTATTGATAGAAATGAATTCCGCAGTACATTCCTTATCAAACCAAACCGCAGCATTAATTTTATCTATCTAACATTCAGCGCAATTCGGACCGACAGTAATATGAACTTCAGTGAAATCGAAGGTTTATAATTTTTAATTAAGTAAAAACAAAAAAGCCCCTTTATGGGGCTTTTTATTGAGTCCAATAAATATGTTTGACTAAAACCTAATTTATTTGGAGGAACTGCATAATGTGCAAACATATTTATAATCAAGAAAGAACTTATCCTAAAGGAACACCATTCACCTATTTAATATCCTGGACTGACTTAGACATTCATTATTACGGAGTAAGGTATAATAAAACAAGTCATCCAGATGATTTATGGAAAACCTATTTCACATCATCAAAAATAGTTAAAAAATTTAGAGAATCAAATAGTGAACCTAATATAATTAAAATAGATTATATATTTGATACT